TGCAATTATTTAATCTATAACTTTGCTCTTTATATCTACCATCTCTTATGCTAGATGCTAAATCACGTATGGTTTTTCTCTCTACAATAACTAGTTCTTTTCCAGAATCATCACAAATAATGATATCACCCAATGGAAGATTTTCTTTTATTAGTTTTATTTTACCATATTTTTCATCAACATACTGGAGTTCTGTAATTTTTTCTTCAAGCTCCTTTTCTCTAAAATCTAGCTTTATAATCATTACATTAATAATTAAAAAGTTATTAAGTATTTTTGATAATATTATTTATTTAATAAAACATTCAATTTCATTTTTTATAATTTCAATACTAAAAATATATTATTACAAGACACTTAAATATATTTGTTTATATCAATGTAAGCAATAATGGACACAGATACTGAAAAACAAATAATGAATGATGATGACGTCTTTGATACAGAAGACGGCCTCATCTTTAATCCTTTTAACCCGGGTAATCTTGAGATAAATGTTAATGAGATTCAAACTATTCTGAGAAGCCATGGAATTAATGCAAAAGTTCATAATATTAATTTGTATAAGCGTGCATTTATTCACAGGTCTTATACAAAGCGCCCTGCTATTGAGAATGAAGAAGCAAATGTGACAATTGTAGATAAACCAAATAATTGTTTGCCTCTTAAAACAAAATCTAACGAGCGGCTTGAGTTTATTGGAGACGGAGTGTTAGAGTTGATAACTAAATATTATTTGTATCGTAGATTTCCAAAGGCAGACGAAGGGTTTATGACGGAAAAAAAGATTGCCCTTGTTAAAAATGAACATATTGGAAAACTAGCCTATAAAATGGGAATAAATAAGTGGTATATTTTGTCAAGGACCACAGAAGAGAAAGGTACAAGAACAAATCTAAAAAAACTTGGATGTTTGTTTGAAGCTTTTCTGGGAGCACTATTTTTGGATTTCAATAAAATTAGTGTAGAAGATGAGCATGGTTGGTTTAAAAATGTTTTTGTAACGGGTCCTGGATTTCAAATGGCTCAAATATTTGTAGAAAGTATTTTTGAAAAATATGTTGATTGGCAAAGATTGATTCAGATTGATGATAATTTTAAAAATATTTTGCAAGTAAAGATACAGAAAGAGTTTAAAGTTACACCAGATTATTTGCAGCTTGGAGAGCGAGATCCAGAGATAGGTTATAGCATGGGTGTATTTTTGTGTATTGGGAAGCCCATACATGCAGTTAATTATAGAGACGCCGTTTCTTTTGAGTCATTTGGATCTTTTCAGGCAATTCAAGACGAGATATCTCAAGAGCGACCTGTTTTTGTGCTTCTTGGCGAGGGAGTTCATCGTGTGAAGAAGAAGGCTGAGCAAATAGCTTGCGAAGAGGCTCTAAATCTTTTGAAGGGATAACAGCATCTGTATCATCATCATAATGATGGTCTGAGTCAAAAAAGTCTCTAGACATTTTTTTTATTAAATATTCGATTTCTCCATTCATTATTTCTATGATGTCATGATATAAAGTTTTTATGTGGCAATACTATATATATGTCGACAGATCTTTTAGCTAAATTACGTATAAAAAAACAACCAAAACGTCAAGATGAAGTAGCTATTGTTTTAAAACCGCCACAAAGATATGAAGAAATTGTATTGAAAGCACAAGTTATAGATAAAAGGAAAGACAAAAAAATAAATAGAGAATTATTTATGGCAACTATTGCAAATAAAACTATTGTAGTGAAGAAAGATATACCAGAAAGAGAAATATTTCAAAAATCACAGGAAGATACTCAAGTTCCACCTAAAGAAATTGTTGTCATTAAAAAACCAAAAAAATTAAAGAAAAAACTAAAACTGGTTGATAACATAAAAACTAAAAGGAAAGCTAGAAAAAGAAAGTCGCCTATTGGAGTTCTAAGAGAAGTAGCAGAAAATTTAGTAGTAGTAGGAAGTGTTCCTATTTCACAGAGAATTGCTAAGAAAGAAGCAAATGTGTTGATTAAAGCATCATCATATTATATGAATAACAGAGCTATATTTGTTAATTTTATCAATTCTTTATTTTCTCCATACAAAAAAGAGCTAGATGAAGCATCTAAATCTGCTACATGCAATTATGATACTGCCTCAGGCTTTACCCTTATGGGTCATCAAAAAATTGTTAGAGATTACATTAATTTATATACTCCATATCGTGGAATACTTTTATATCATGGCTTAGGCTCAGGCAAGACATGCTCATCTATTGCTATCGCAGAAGGAATGAAAGATGATAAAAGGGTAATAGTTATGACACCCGCATCTTTAAGAAGAAATTATTATGAAGAACTGAAAAAATGTGGTGATACAATGTATCGAAAAAATCAATTTTGGGAGTTTATAAGTATGACTACACAAAATGTAAAAACATTATCTAGCGTCTTAAACCTAAGTGTAGAATATATTAGAAGAGAAGGTGGTGCATGGCTTGTAAATATGTCTAAACCTAGTAACTATGAAGATCTCGGAAATGATCAAAAAAGATCAATTGATAAACAATTAGATGAGATGATTAGATATAAATATCAGTTTATTTCTTATAATGGTCTTCAAAGAAGACATTTAAATGAATTAATGAAAGGTCCGAATGGAAAAAGAAATCCATTTGATAATACAGTTGTAATTATAGATGAAGCGCATAATTTAGTAAGTAGAATTGTAAATAAACTAGGTAAAAATAAAGAGAGTGTTTCATTAGATTTATATGAATTATTGATGAGTGCAAAAAATGCTAGAATTATTTTATTAAGTGGTACGCCTATTATTAATTATCCAAATGAGATTGGAATACTTTTTAATATTTTGAGAGGCTACATTAAAACCTGGCATTTTAAATTAAATATATCTGGTGGAAGAAGAGTGACAAAAGAAACTTTCAAAAACATGTTTAGATCTACGTTGTTAGGAGGAAATGTAACCGATTTTATAGATTATAATGCTACCACTACAACATTAACATTAACTAGAAATCCTTTTGGATTTGTAAATAAAACTTCAAATAAAAAATATGACGGCATGAGAGTTGGAAATCGTGGAAATATGACAGATGAGGTTTTTATTTCTCATATTACAAAGCTCTTAACTAAATCTAGAATGACTATTCAGAAAACAGATGTCGATATGTATAAAGCTTTACCAGATACATTAGATACATTCAAAGATATGTTTGTAGATAGTGAAAATAATGTAAGAAATATGGGATTATTTAAAAGGCGCATATTAGGGTTAGTTTCTTATTATCGAAGTGCACAAGAATCATTAATGCCTAGATACAGTAAAGGTGCTAATTTTCATATAGTAAGAGAAGAAATGAGTGATTTTCAATTCGGTGTTTATGAGGAGGCAAGAGTTCAGGAGAGAAAAGTTGAGCAAAACAATGCTAAGAAAAAGGCCAAAAAAGGCAAAGGTGGAGACATATATGAAGATACTGTTTCCACTTACAGAATATTTTCGAGAGCATTTTGCAATTTTGTTTTCCCGAGACCTCAAATAAAACGCCCATTCCCTGATAAAGAAGGAGACATGTCAGATGAAGTGTTATTGGAAACTGCTGACGAGGATTTACTTGATGCAGGTGTGAAGCTAGATAATGTAGATGGCAGACTAGACGCCGATGAAGTTATTGGCTCTGCCATTGAAAATGCACAATCGTACGATGAGAGAATTAAAACTGCATTAAAAATGTTAAGTGATAGGAAAGATGAGTTTTTATTACCAGATGTTTTGGAAACCTATAGTCCAAAGTTTCTAGCTATGTTAGATAATATTAAAAATCCAGATCATAGGGGATTACATTTAGTTTATAGCCAGTTTAGAACTCTGGAAGGAATCGGTATATTTAAAATTGTGTTAGAAGCAAATGGATTTGCTGAGTTTAAAATAAAACAGCGTGGTGGTAATTGGATATTAGATATTGCAGAAAAAGATATGGGGAAACCTTGTTTTGTACTTTATACTGGTACTGAAAGTCCCGAACAAAAAGAGATTGTCAGAAATATTTTTAATGGTGACTGGAAATACATTCCTCCTTCCCTAGAAAGCTCGATTAGAAGTATGTCCGATAATAATATGTATGGCGAGATAATAAAGGTATTTATGATTACGGCCTCTGGTGCAGAGGGTATTAGTTTAAAAAATACCAGATATGTTCATATTATGGAGCCATATTGGCATCCGGTTAGAATGCAACAAGTAATCGGCAGAGCTAGGCGTATATGTAGTCATCAAAATCTACCTGAACAACTTAGAACAGTAGATGTATTTTTATACTTGATGACTTTTTCAGAAGAACAGCTATCTAGTGACACAACCATTGAATTAAGATTAAAGGATACTAGTAAGTTAGATAAGTCTATTCCAATTACAAGTGACGAAGCACTATATGAAATATCTAATTTAAAAGAAGAGGTTACTGAGAAATTATTGCTTGCCGTGAAAGAGGCAGCAATAGATTGTTCTCTGCATTCTAAAGCTGGGAGTGGCGAACAATTGCAATGTTTTACTTTTGGAAGTGTAGATCCAAACAATTTTTCGTATAATGGTTCTTATGCAGACAGTGACACTGATGCTGTCCAACAACAAAATATACAAGAAAAAGAAATTAAAAATGCAGTAGATGTTACAATTGATGGCATAAAATATGCATATGATCCAACGTCAAATGCCGTATATGATTATGATAGTTTTATTAGAAAGCAGCCAGTTCAGATAGGTTCATTAATTAAAACCGATAGTGGATATGAGTTAAAGTTTTTATAACTTTTGAAATAATAATATAATTACAAAAGTTATTTAGTTTCTAGTTCAATAATTAAATTGTTAATCATTTTTAATTTATTAGACATATCTGCTCTAATCTTTTTCATATCGAATATAATATCTTTAATGGATCTTTCTTTTTTTTTAAATAACTTAAATATCGTTTTTTCATCACTAGTTTGTTTGTTTTTATCGTCCTTATCATCAACATTAAATCTTACGCGTTTTGGTTTATTGTTAATTATTATTTTTTCACCTATTTTTAACTTTACAGGCGTCGATTCATTATTTTTTGAGTTTTTAACTCCAACCCATTTTTCTGCTTTTTCTATATTATTATTTTGAAATGCAGTTTGTATTTGCATCTCTCTTGCTTTCATTGTTTCTTCTAATATTTTATTTATTTCTTCACCAATAGGTTTATCTACTACGTCGTCTGAAAAATCAACCTTTTTTGGTGTTTCAATGCTCAATAGTTTTGAAAACTCTCGTTGTCGCTTTTCTAGATTTTCTCCAAAGTGCTGTGTTTTTTTATTTTTAATATCTTGTGCCGTAATAGGAACATCATATTTTCGTAGTTCATTATTATCGTTGTTACTATTATTGTTGTTACTATTTCTAATTTTATTTAATTGAATCACAACACTTTTCATAAATAATTTATTTTTCTCTGTTATATTTTTTGTTTTATTATATGTTTTATCAATAATATTTATTTGTTGTTCAAATATTTCTTTAACATTTGACATATTAATATTTGAAAATATACCTTCTTCAGACATGATATTCCATAATATTGCTTTATTATTATTGTTATTAAAATTGTTCATATTTACTTAAAGTTCTTATTTAGCTTTAAACTCTTGCTTATTTAAAAACTAAATAAATATATCACTAGATTATAGTATAATGGCTAGAAACAAAAGTGCAAAAAAAAGAGCAAAAAAAGCAAAAAATAAAACATTAAAAGTGGCACGTCAAGATATAATCATGAAAAAACCGGTATGTTCTCCTGCAAATCCAGAAAAAAACAATGAAGTCACTTGTTATTCTAATAACACTCTTGTTAAGATTAAAAAACTTTGGAATGCGAGACATTCAGGTGATAAAATAGATTCAGATGAACCACATGCCATTTGGAATCATATAAGAGATAGATTTTCAAATGTATGTAATACTGAAAAATGTTGGCTAAGACAAAATCTTCTAGCTGAGAATCTTGACTCAGACATATTATCTTATACATTTGCACCAAGTGCCCCAAAAGAGTGGAAGAAAAATCCATTTGAATGGTTATCAAGTTCAGATATATCTGGTGTTATGTCTCATTTTGAAAAAAAATATCCGAGTTTTATTTTTATTGGACCAACACCAATAGATTTTGATAAAAGTTATGCTGATGATGTTTGTGTTTGGGACGAATTATGTAATTTCTCTCTTATCAGTCATATTAAACGGGGTAAAAAAAATATAGGAATGATATTTAATACCGATCCTCATACTGAAGATGGAGAACATTGGATATGTATGTTTTTAGATTTATCGTCAAAACCAAATCCATTTATATTTTTCTTTGATAGTAATGGTGATTTACCTCCTGACGAGGTAACAGTTTTAAAAAATAGAATAGTAAGTCAAGGAGGGACACTTGGTATGAAAATAGATTATGATCATAATCATCCAAAAGTTCATCAAAAATCAGATGGTGAGTGTGGAATGTTTTGTTTATTTACAATAATTCAGTTGCTTCTAAAAAATAAAAAAATTGAAGATTTCAAAACTAAAAGAATAACTGATGATGAGGTTAAAAAATTAAGAAAGGTGTATTTTGATCATTCTGAAAACTAAATTATTCCACACTCTGTTTTTCCTTTTTGCGATTTTTCTTTTTAATCCCCTTTCGCTTATGCTGTTTAGTTTTGATATTTAGATTTTTCTTTTTTGGTAAAAATATTTTATTAGTTAGTTTTATTTTTTTTACATTTACAAAATTATCTAAAGTACCAAAATCTTTTGTTGATTGTTTCATCATTGATTTATTTGCTTCATCAATATCATCTTTTGTTAGCATTGATGTAGTATTTTCATTTACAGTGTTATTATTATTATTATTATT